GTTTCCCAGTCACGATCGGACGGTTTGCCCAATTCATTAATTTCTGCTTCACTTGGCATTGGAAAAAACCTTTCTAAAATGTTCGTTTACGCTTTTTAAGTCTTCAATAACCTTTGCGAGTCCGTCATCGGTTTTCTGCGCCAGAGTGTTTTTAAACGGGTCTGAGTGCAGTCCAGCCTTTAACAAGAGTGCTGTGCCTTTATTCACTAGGTTCTCAATGTCGGTTTTATAACATACAACTTGCTTCTCGTCAAATTGCCCCAAAACTTCATCAAAATACTTAACCGCATCTTGAACAACTGTGAACTTGTTCTTTTCTTCGCGATCTACACCCATAAAGAAAGATTTAACGGCTGAAAGCCTTGCTTGGTCTAGGCATGGGAAGGTAGCGATTGAAGTTTCCCAAAGGTTTACCTCTCTCATTATTCTTTGGGTTCCAGTCCTGTCAGCAACCACAATGGTAAAACCGATTGAAAGCCCGTCAATGTCCTCTGCCTTGATTAGCTCAATAGCATTTCTGCCCATTGTCGTTTCTTTATTGATTTTTGTCCTAATCTCTAAGCCAATATCATCTTCTTTATGATAGCCAGACCCCAAAGGCGTGTAAGGGTCGTGCTGCCAAAGCATTACGCGCTTCGCCCCTTTATTTAGCAATGTTCTTTTGAAGCAACCTTTTTCCATGATGTCGTTTTCGAAGTCGACCTCATTGAATTTGCTTGCGTAGCCAGTAAAAACACCGTTGTCTGGGTCTGATTTATTCTTGTCTATCTTTGTCGATTTAAAAATCCATTCTGACTGTGGCATTGTTATTTCCTCGCTTTCTTTTTAGGTACATAATAAAGTGTGCATCTGCAATTAATCACATTTCCTGCGCTTGCTCCCAATGACGAATCGCCAGGAAAACCAAGCTTTTCTCCCGATATTTCAAAAGAATCGTTTATATCAACCTTTTTGCCATTGGCGTGCAAATGATCGAACGGACTTTCTGGCGGTCGTCTTGTTCGTGAGTCTTTAGTCGATAGCCAAACCTTTTGCAATTCAACTGGTGAAGCGTTAGCCCCTAAATACGACCCCATATTTGAAGACTTTATTGTCTCGGTTCTAGCAATCATTTCAGAGCGTTTAGGTATATATTCGTCAAGATAAAGCTTGTCTATTTCTTTTGCAATTTGTTTAATGTCTTGACCAGTTTCTATGCCAGTAGATACGATTTTGCCTATGTCTTTTTTGGTTGTTTCTTGTATTCCTTGAACGAGTTTGCCGACTTGGCTTTCAACAACCCTGTCGATTTCTCTTGCAACAGCTTCGGCATTGAACATTCCAACATTCACTTCGCGCAAGCTGATAGCAATATCTTTGATAGTGCTTTTTGCAAATGTTTCAGCGATTGCCTTGTCGCCATTACCTAAAATAATCCTCCAATCTGGATAACCTTCATCAACCGCCTTAACTGCCAAAGCGTGAAGCATAAACTCGCTTGTTGCATGGTCTACAAAAGCCATTACCCTTGAATGTTCTTGGGCGAATAATTTCTCAAAAGCTTTTTGGTATCGCTCAATTAATTCTTCTCTTTTTCTGTCGATAGTTTTAAAAACTAATTCCTCATCAGACTCATTTTTTACATTTACCAAAGTTGTGTACTCTGGATTCTTGTAAAAGCCTTTTTCGATCGACTTTTTATCGTCTTTATCTGTCTCAACCATTGGCTCGTTTTGTTTATTAGCTTTTATTAACTCTAATTCAAACTTTGTCATATTCCACTCTGGTCGAGATTGATCTTCTTTTAATCCTGCTTTTAATCGCTTCTCATTGACTGTCATAAAATCAGACTTGCCTAATCTATCGAATAGCTTGTTTTCGTCTTCCTCAAGTCCTGCGATTTCACTTAAATCAACACCTATATAATATTTAGGGTCTAGCCATTTATTAAGATATAGCCACGCACTAAACTCTGCGGTAAACATTTTAGCAAGCGGTATCACTGTTTCTTTGTAGAATGTTGTCCTTGCTTCTTCCATGTTTGAATATGTTTTATGCTCTCCAAGTCCTGCCATTTCTGGCGGTACGCCTAAAGCTGTCACAATTTCAACTTTTGATAGTTTTAACCCTTCAATCCAATCTGCATCGGCTGGGTTTATGGCGGTTGACTCCCAACGCAAATCGCCGTCGCCAATCCATACATTACCAACATTTCCAGCACCTTGAAATTTATTTCTGACTTGCTTTTCTAAGCGCTTGAATTGAGGGTCAGAAAGTGCATTTTTTGCAACAACCATGCCGCTAGGTTTGCCCATATTTTGTTGCAATGCAACATTCCATTTTTTGCCACTATTGTTTAAATCGATGTCCATTAAAATAGCCCGTAAAGGACTCATTCCCTCAATATAGCTCAACGGGTTAAACTGCATACAATGAAACATTAATTCGGGGTCAACATTTGTGGCATTTGGCTCGAATCCCATTTTATAATACAAAACTTCGTGAGCATTTTTTTCGTTTGGAATTATTTTGATGGCGCTAGGCATCACTGGGTAAAGATAAACAGGTCTTTTTCCGCTTGCGTTAGTTAGCGGATAAATAAAACTATTACCGCCTAACATATAAAAACCGATTACAGATTCACGAAATTTATATGCCGATGTTCTTTCGTTCGGCATAGTTAGAATGTTTTGAAACTCCCAATTCTCAACAATCGGGTGTTGCTTTTTTGATGAATCTCTAACGACCCAAGGAATTTCAGCAAAGTTTTGCGATATTAACTTGATCGCTGTATAAACGGCTGCGCATTTCTGATAGCCATTAATTGATAAGCTTTCGAAATTTTGTTTTTTACTTGTCTCTCCACTAAACCCTAAATCGTGAAAAGAACTCAGAATTGATACGCCTTTTTGTCTCCATCTGCTTAAAAATCCTAACATATTCTCACCTTAATTGTGCGCCAGCCGATTCCATTTGTGTTGACCAGATTAAGAATTGGCTGACCGAGTCTATTTGGTCGTCATGTTCACCGTTTGGAAAGTTTTCGACCTCATTGAAGAAGTCTTTCGTCCAATCGCCAGTAATATACCATACTTTGCCCTGTTTCAAAGTGGGGCTAACTAGCTCGGCTCGTAGCCTTTTGTTCTGGTTTGGTTGCATCGGAACAATAGGGCAACGAATTTCGGTGCCGTTTTCAAGCTCGTCTATAAGTGATTGACCGCTCGCCTTATCTTCGATCAGAATTGTAACGGGTCTATATTTATCGTGCAAAAATTTGTTTGTTGCCTTTAAATCAGGAAACTTTAGCCTTTTTTTAACGATCTCGACCAATAAATACCCTGTACTTAGTATTGCCCATATTGCACACGATGAATAGTCGCTCTTTGCTTTGTCTTTGAATGCCGTATCCCATGAAAGAATAAAGCCTTGATGGTTGATCGGGACTTCATTATCAAGCCATAATTTAAACCAGCTTGTCTCCCAAATTCTCGCACCTTCTAAAGTTGGCGCTTGTCCATATTGACCAGCCCAAACGCTGTCTGGTGTATTTTTTTTATAAATTTCTCCAATTTCTTTTGGAAATTTGCCATTCCAAAGCACGCCATTTTCGTATTTATCTGCAAATTCTGCTGGCTTAATATTTTTTAATTTCTCGAAAGGGAAGCATATATGCTCATAATAATCGCTCATATTTTTAAGCAAAAATCCTGTCAAATCATTAGAATTAAGTCTCTGCATTACTATTATTCTGATGCCAATATTTGGGCTGTTTAAACGATTATAAAATGTGCCAGTATAAAGGCTGTTTGTCGTTTCTCTTTCTAGGTCGCTATCTGCTCCCTTTGGGTTTGACGGGTCATCAATGATAAGCCAATCGCAACCTCGTCCAGTGGCAGAACCACCAAACCCAACGGCAAACCTCTCGCCTCTTTTGCTGTTTGCGTAATCGCTTTGCCTTGATTCTGTTAGCTGATAGAGGTCTCCCCATAAAGCTTTATACCAGCTTGAACATATTATTGTTCTGGTTGCAACTGAATGTTTGCTTGCTAATTCTGATGAATAGCTTGCGGTTATAAATTTCTGACTTGAATATTTAGTCCAAACCCACGCATTTAAAAACACTGTTACCAAGAAACTTTTCATACATCTTGGCGGCACATTAATAATAATGTCTTTTATTTTTGGTTCTTTTCTATGTATTCTGTCGGCTTCCTTTTGAAGCCTTGCACATAAATATTTAATATGCCAATTAGCAATAAATTCTGTCTCTGGCTCTAATACCTTAAAAGCCTGCTTGACAAAATAATAATATGATCTTTCGCACCGTTCTTTTTCAGACTGTTGCAAAATCTCATTTTTTCTAGTTTTCAAACTCGTTAGGGTCGTCATTTTTCAGAATCTCATCCAGCTCCGCTGTTGTCAAGTCTTTAACATTGTAATGAATGACCTTTTTTGCTTCCGAAACATCATTGACTTTAACCTCTGTTTTTTTGCTCCATTCTGGAAACCTTCGTTCAAGAATAAAGGCTTTTGCCCTCCAATCTTCGTCTCTCGTAATGTCTTGCACCAAAGAAATCTCTGAGATTGAAAGCGTTTTTTCTAACTCTTCATAAAAAGCCGAATAGCTCGTTTTCTTTCCTTCGTCGTAATCAGCTTTACCCTTTTCCTTCCACCTTGTGAATGTTCTTAGCGCCACTCCGCTAAAATGGCACGCTGATTCAAAACTCACGCCTGTTTGTATAGCTCCAAAAAGCCTTTTTTTAACATCTGCTTTTAGCCTTGCTTTTCTTAGCTTCTTCCCTTTGTTTGGACTATCCATCTGAAAACCTCCTATATATCAAGCCATATAAGCCAACTCACTCTTTGTTGTCCTCTAGCCATTTTTCACAAATATCAATCATTTTCATAAAAGCCACGCTATTGTTTTTAATATCCATTTTTCGCTTTATCTCGCTCATAATTTCAACGAACTTGAAAAAGTCTCCAAACACTATTCTGTCGCCCCTCTCTTTTATTAACTTTTTTTCAATTTCTGGCAGTATCTTATCAATCGTCTTTAAGTCTCTGTCGCAGAAATTAAGCCTAACCTCGTTTAATAAAATCCCGTCTTCCTGTATCGTGTCTATCGACAAAGATTTGTATTTCATCAGCTCTTTTTCATCAATGCCCGAATATTCTTTTAGCTCAATCGTTTTGATCTCGTTATAAAGCTCTATTAAAATCGAAATATCATCTTGACAAGAAATCGCATTATGGCTTAACTGGAACCCTAATTCCTTATCTCTCGAAATATTTTCAACATAAAGAATCATTATGAACTCGATTTTTGCCTTGATTGCGGCTTTTACCCTGTGATTACCAGAAATTATTCGATACTTATCACCTTCTTTTATCCCAAGCGGTATTTGCGATAAAAAGCCGTCCTTCTCAACATTTTTTGTCAGCTTGTCCATCTGGTCTTTTGTGATCGTGACTGGGAAAC